TGGGGACGCTTTTATGGAAGTAGTGAGGAAGAAAAATATTATAATTAACATGATACCGATTAGCCCAGAGAGAGTTAAGGGAGTAATGAAGGGACCAAGAATTATTAGGTATGAGGTTTATAATGGGAAGAAGTGGGTTAATAAAAAAATAGAGGAAATCCTACACTCACAAAATAAAAGAATAGGCGACCAGACACACGGAACGAGTTTAATCCAATCCAATAAGAAAGTCATAGACGCATTATTGGAAGCAAACGCAGACGAGAGAACAATCAAACACAGAGACAAAGCATTGGGTATTGTTTACTATGAGACTAATAACGAGGGGAAGATTGCTTATGCAAATTCCCAGATAGAGAAAGCTGTTAAGAATGGAGAAATGGTTGGTCTTCCGAAAGACACAGCAAAAATAGAACCATACCCAAGCAAGTCCTCAGAGGATAGGCAGAACTGGCTACAATACTTAGAAAACCTAAACTACCAAACAGGTGGAGTTCCTCGAAGTATCGCAACGAGCGACGGGACGAGCGAGGTTGGGGGAAAGATGGGACACGTTATCTTCGAACCAATCTATACAAAGGAACAGGTGGATTTAGAGGGAGACCTTTGGAACCAACAAGCAATCAAAATTAAATTTAACAGACCCCCAAGTTTGGGGGGAATGCAACCAGCCCCAATAGACGAGAGTAAGAACACGGGACAGATAGGCATACAACCCAACGACGTAGAGGCGTCAATGACGAGAGAATAATGGTACTCCCAACGCAACAAACAATCATTCCCGAGATACCGAAACCAGTTAGAGATTTTAAAGCAGAGGAAAAGGCGTGTGTTCAAAGAGGGGGGAAATGGGATGCAGAGACTAATTTTTGTATTATGCCACCCTCAGAGAAACCAAAAGAAATCCCAAGAGCAACCCCCCCAATCCCAGAAACATTCACAAGTTCAGAAACAGGTAGAGCGTCTGGCATAACATTACCAGATGGAAGAACATTTCTTGGGTTAAGTCCAGAGGAAGTCCAAGCAGTAGCAACAGGAGAACAGCAAAGAGTAGCAAGACCAGAAGGAACCCAACCAGTAGGGACGGCACAAGCACAATTCCAACAACAAATAAAAGGGCAAAGGATGGCGGAACAAGTTGGGCAATTCCAAGAGTTAGGTATATCTCCGACTGGGGTCTATTCCAAGTGCGATAAGAATGGCTGGGCAGTTTGGGGCTGCGGCGGCCGTGTTTGGTGGAGCAGGAGGAACTGCTGTTGCTCCGGGTGCTGGCACTGCAATAGGGGCTGGTGGGGGTGCGATTATTGGCGGAGCGATTGGGTTTATAGCTGGTATAACTGGTGGGATGATTAGCAATATGAAGTCTCAAAGGACAGACACAACAACAGCACAACAAAGAATATTAGACGAGGGTAAACAAACCATGAAGGACTGGGCTACTATGGCAAAAGCAGACCCGGCAAATAGGATGTTCTATCTTTCAGAATATAATAAAGTATCATCCCAAATCCACCAAGCATACAGACAAATGAAACTCGATACCTCACAAGACCTCGCTAAGTTTGAGACAGCACTTCCAAACCTCGCAGAGTTTGAAGCTTTTTATAGTCCGGGTGGGGAGAGAGACGCATTAGATATAGAGATGCAATCTGCACTCCAAGCAGTAGCCCCAGAAAACTACGAGATGTTAGAATTATCTTATAGGAGAGACGCGCTAAATGAGTAATAAAATACACTGGTCAATAAGCATCGTCGCTATTATCTGTTTAACCATATTGGAGATATTCGCAATGCATTATGGGATTAATGGATTAATGAGGTCTGTTATATTCGCTATTATTGCTGGGGTTGCTGGGTTGACTATCAACACCAAAAGTTTTATAAAGTAAGTGACACACTAATAACTATGACCGATGAACAAGCAACTACGCCTGACACAGGGGGAGAGAAGGTTGATACACCTGTTAAGGAAGATACGCCCATGTCTATTGTTGATGAAGCTAAAAAGGTTCGTGATGAGATTAGGGGAGAGAACGACAGACGAGAAAAAATTTTAGCAGATGAGCAGAAACTTAGGGCAAATGAATTATTAGGCGGGAATTCTGGTGGAAACATCCCTCGACTAACTCCCGAAGAAGAATTGGAAAAGAAAGCAGAAGAGGGCGCTAAGGAGATAGTCGATGCTTTTAAATAAAAAAAAAAGAATAATTGATGACGCAAACGCATTAATAGAAATGTATAAGGCGGGGTTTTTTGATGGTTATAAAATTAAAGGAAAAGTGAGAAGTAAGAAAGATTTTGAAATTCTAAACAAATTCTACGGAAAAGCATTTATTAAAAGATTTGAGAAAAAGGTAAATAAAATTTTGAAAAAGAAATAAAATGCACCTATATTTATATGTGAGGGGAAAATTTGAACAAGTAGAATTATGGAAAGTTCATGCGCAGACTTCATATTGGAAATTCAGAAGAATAAATAATAAAACAGAAGAAGAGGAAACGATAATAGTTCAGGGAGCGTTAAGGCCTTCTGTTTTTGGGGCTTATGAGTTTATATTTCCAAAAGAAGCATTGGCAGAAGTATGCTCATTCTTTGGGATTACAAGAAATACGAGTTATGGATTTGGAAGATTAGGATTATCAATGAGGCACATGGCATTAAGGAAAATATTTGGATGTAGGAAGATACCAAAGAAAATTTTAAAGGAAGCAGAAGGGATACCCCCAACCTTCACAACAGAAGAATTCGAGAGGGGGTGTGCTAATTGCATAATTCCGGGGGTATCAATCCATGTTATAGGGATTAAAAACGATAAAATTGGTGTGATGGGTGATTACACACAAGAATTACTATAATCGGAAGATTTAAATAGTTGTTCGTTTAACCGATTATATGGCAAGAGAGGCAGTAAAACGAGATACGAAGATTTTGACTTCTAAGAGATATACATGTGCAACATCAACAGGAATCGCAAAGGGGACATATTTGGCTTTATCCGCAGACCAAACAGTTTCGGCTTCTACTGGAACAGGTGATATTTTTAAGGGATTTGCTCACGCTGATGTGAATAAATCAACTGATTCGGCTTTTAATACTGAGACTTCTGTGACAGCAGATAAGGGTGGTATGTATGAATTAGTCGCTAGTGGTGCAATTACACGAGGAGCTTATGTTAAAACAGCAGCACCGGGTAATTATGTAATGCAGGCAACAGACGCAGATATGACAGCTTCCATAGCGATAGTAATTGGAGTAGCAAATGAAGAAGCTTCTGATGGCGAGACAATTAATGTAGAGGTATTCCCATGAATCCAGAAGAAGGGAGAATTGATAAGGAAGAATCTCAGGCAAGAGCAGCAGAGAAGACAGAGAAGCCAAAGAAGAAAGTTAAGGAGGAAGTAGAAGATGACGAGTTATGAGGTAGGCGAAGACAAATTAAGAGCAACAACTTACGATAATGCGATTAAGCAGTTAGCGAATTATTCTTATAAAATGAAGCAGTTGGTTTCTGTTGTTAGTTCGGGTTCTTGGAAGAATTACTTTTTTAGGGAATCTACGGATATTCCAGAGGGACAATCCGGCAACGCAATTAAGGGAATTCCAAGAGGGGCAGACTTTCCAGACGCAGTTCTTAGTTGGGAGCAGGTAAGTTCTCGAATTGAGAAGTATGGATTGAGTGGAAAGATTGACCATGAGGATATTATTGCGAAAAACATAGATACTCGAAATCGAACTATTAAGAGAATCGCTGAGGGTGTAGCGAAGGCAGTTGATAACGAAATTTATGATGTTATGTCTACTGATGGGGATATCCAAAGTGGAACTCTATACGGTGGATATTGGGATGAATCAAGCGCAGCGATTATTAAGGATTTGGCATTTATGAAGGCACAGGTTAAGACTTACTACGATAATGCAAGCAGATTTGCTATTGTTATTAACCCAGACGCAGAGCCATACGTTCTACATTACATCTACGAGAAAGGAGCACAGGCGACAACATCGGGACAGAAGGCATTTAATGGACAGATTGGTAGCCCAGCAGGAGTAAGTATTATTACGGCCGCAGTAGTCCCTGTGAGTTATGCTTTATTTGTAGTCCCTAAGAGTTGTGCAACATGGAAATCTCTAATGCCCCTAGCAACAGACACAACGACAGATAAGTTTATGGGTGATACGATTAAGGCGTGTGAATATGGAGTTACGGAAGTCCACGAGCCAAAACAAATAGTTCTCACACAAATCCTAGAATAGAAAGGTTTAATTATTCTTTACAATTAGTTAATTTATGGCACATAGAGCAGATGGGTTGAGTGATATTTTTGAGCATGATGTTATAGTGAGAGAAACGTGCACAGCAAAAAAATTTATAGGGGATGGGAGTTTATTAACAGGGGTAAGTGGGGGGGGTGGGATTACAAATCTCGACGGGGGACGTTCGGACGAAACATTTATAGCCATTGGAATGAGTCCTATTGATGGAGGAGACAGTACATAATGGCAGTTCAAATACAAACAAGAAGAGACACGGCGGCTAACTGGACGACCAACAACCCTACTCTTGCAGAGGGTGAGATAGGATTTGAGACTGATACTGGAAAGTTAAAGGTAGGAGATGGCTCAACTGCTTGGACTTCTTTAGATTATATTGATACTGCAATAGACCACGATGCTCTCATTAACTTCGCTGCAAACGAACATATTGACTGGACTAATGCTACTGATAATATAGAAACCACAGGGACTATCACAGGCACGTCGTTTCATGGGGATGGGTCTGCTTTAACTGGGGTGGGGAGCGCGGCTGCTTCTGCTCTAACAATACTCGCAAAGGCAGGGGAGAATATTGATAAGGGAAAGATTGTTTACGTCTCTGGGGTAACTGGGAATATGCCAGAAGTTAGTCTTGCTGATAATACTGACGCTGCTAAACACTGGGTTATGGGGATGGCAGCAGAGACTAAGACAAGTGGACAGAATATTTTAATAAGAGCAAGAGGGGGAGTGACAGCAATTAATACTAATGCCTTCGAGGCAGGAGATACATTATATCTAAGCACTGGGGGGGGTATGGTAAACACAGCCCCAACGTCTGGGGCAGTTGAGGTGCTTGGATATGTTACAGTCAAAGCAATCAACACAGGGGAAGTAATTTTAATGCACCACTCCCCGCACAATATTACAGTCCCATCAGGAGACGACACAGTGATAAGGATGGGGGATGAGGTTGGGGCGAACAAATGCTACTTTAAAGACTATGCAAATAATGAGGTAGCGGCGGTTGATAGCAATGGAAATATCACAACTTCAGGCACAGTAGATGGGATTGATATTGCGACTGATGTCGCGGCTAATACATCTCATAGGGGATTAACTAATGAGCATATAGATTGGACTTCTGACCAAGGGGCTACAAATATTCACGCTGGGAATTATACAGATACTAATACTCAATTAAGTGAAGCTGATATAACAACCATGGGTTTTACTAAAGATGTTGAAGTAGACTGGACAGTTTCACAATCCCCTGCTGTGATTCATGCTGATAACTACACAGATACAAATACAACCTACACCAGTTCTGACTTCTCACATAATTCTTTAAGTGGTTTGAATGATGGAACAAGCTACGAACATATAACTCAAACTCAAAAGGATGCCCTACACGCTGCGGTTACAATCGGAACAGCGAACGGATTAAGTCTTTCTACACAAGCAATAAGCATGGCAACAGCAGACACAAACACAACAGGAGCTCTAACTGATACTGACTGGGACACATTCAATAATAAAGTTTCATATTCTAAAACAAATGTCAAGGGTCACGTAGCACACGGAGCAACTGCGGCAACAGCAAGGGCTTCGGGCTTTACCTCTGTTGAATGGGTTGGGAGTGTAGAGCCAACCAACGCAGAGAACGGTGACACATGGATTGATACAACATAATGGCAGATACAGGAGCAACAAGTCCAGGAACAATGGTTGATGATGATGCTATTGGAACTGTAGCGTGGAGTGATGTAGATTATGCAAAAGCAAGTGATGATAACCACGCAACAACTGGGAAGTATGGAGTAGCAACTCAATTTCATTATTTAAAAGCCACTAATTTTGGTTTTTCAATTCCAGAAGGAGCAACTATCGACGGAATTTTTGTAGAAATAGAGGGTTCTGCTTATTATGATGGTATAGGAATGAATACTGTGTATCCTAAATATGTTCAAATTGTTAAATCTGATGGGAGCATAGGAGCAGAAAATAAAGGAAATACAGTTGGTTGGGGAAGTGGCGACAATTATTTTGAATTCGGAGATGTTAATGATTTGTGGAGTGAAGATTGGGTATATACAGATATAAATGATGAAGATTTTGGAGTTGTTATTGCAGCATATGTTACAGGCGGTCCAGATGATATGGGAATGCGAGTAGACCACATAACAATAACAGTTTATTATTCAGAAGCAGGAGTAACAAATCCAAAAGTAAAAATAGCAGGAACATTCGAAACCAAAGTAACTAAGGTGAAAATTGGTGGGAACTTCGTTGAGAAACCTATGAAGGTTAAAGTTAGCGGAACGTTTCAATGAAACGACACGGATTGGAAAGCAAATTATTATTAATGAAACCCCTAAAAGATGGAGTTGGGAGATACATCCCTTACTGTAATTACTGGAGACATCAAGGCGTGATAATCAGAAACAAACACCGTCGCTGTGAGCAACAAGAATGCCATCACTACCTCAGGCTCTATCTAACCTACCGAGAGCAAACCGAAACATTTAAATAGTATGTATGATACTATTATACATGGTTAAACACATACACATCGCAATAGATGACAAGAAGTTTGAAAGATATTCTAAATTAAAAGATAGGCACGCACAGACATGGGAAGGTTTGTTGGATATTGCCTTCCAGTTATCGAGGGACAGATGAAATTTTTTAAAAAATTATTTAAAAAAAAGATATTAAAAGCACCGAAGTATATTTGGTTTAATACTGGAAAAGAATGGATAAAATATGTGAGGATTTACGGATGAGTTTGAGTGGAATAGATGAATATGTCCATTCATTAGGAATGGAACAAGCGAAGAAAGAACAAGATAAAATTTTAAAAAGACATAATCTTCTTTCTTTAAATAAAGAACAAATTGATGGAGTTGGTAGTTTAATTAGAGAAGTAAATAAGATTCATAAAGAAAACCTCAAACAAGCAATTAAGGAGTTGAAGGAGAAGTTGTATCGAGAGGATTATAATGGTGATAAAATGAAAATTCCTAAAAGTTGGGAACTTATAGACAGAATCTTCGGGGAGGGTTTATTATGAGCTTCATTAAGAGGCTGATGGAGATTAAGGAAGAGCAGTTGAGAAATGAGTTTATTAGATTACAATACCTCTCCAATATCCAATGGAGCAACTTACAAATACTCGAAGTGTTGAAAGGGGGTTTGAAAAATGGAAGAAAAAGAAAAATACCCAACCATTAATCTCTGTAATATAACTTCTGAAGAATTTAAAGAATTTAAAAAGAGATGTAAAGCTGAGGGATACTTAATAGGAGGGTTATTGGGAAAGTGGATTAAGTCATTTATCGATAAATCAGAAGTCTATCATACATAATGGAAATAATAGTAAGGTTCGTAGAAGGCGCACACTCAAAAACTAACGTCCCATTTTGGAAAGTTGAGGATACTAGTGGTCGTCACTTCACCGTTTGGGATAAGGACATAGCTGATAGGTTATCAGAAACTATTGGGAAGGTTATAGACGTTGAGGTTAAGATTTCCCCTGATGGTAAATTCTCAAATATTCGTGGGATAAACGTTATGGCGACGGCTACTGGGAGTGAGACGGCTTCAACACCCGCTCCCAGTCCCACGTTAAGCGTAGGCGATGAGAGGAGTAAGTCAATCGTCGCTCAATGTTTAGTTAAGGCAGTATTAGGAGCTAATAGTAATGCTATTTTGATTGATGAAGCAGTCGATATGTATAAGGAAGCGTTGGAATTACTTTAATAAGGAAAATGCTTATTAAAGGAAAAGGTTAATTTATTTAATACTCATTAATTTGAGAACCTATATAGTTTTTTTATATAGGTAATGCACACGAGAAATGGTTCGTATTAACGTGATACCTCGGTTCGAATCCGGGCGTGTGCTTTGGGCTGAAATAGTGCCCATGTGGGAGAAGCGTTCAGGAAACTGAGCTTTTACTTGACACCTCGGAAAGACGGGGTGTGGGTAATTCCTACTTGAGATAAAGAAGGAGCCCACATTTTATACTCGAGAGCCGGGCGGGGTTCGCTACCCTTAATGCGTCCCGGCAATCATACTCATGAAAGATGAAGAATGCACCTGTATACTTGAGAAAGATTTTGCAATAATGGGAATTTTTGCAGATTGCCCAAAACACAGCCAGACTAAAAAGATTTCATTGGAAGAATAGAAACATATAGTAAATTGCTATCATTGTTTGAACCGTTCCCCAGAATAGAGATAAAACAACAGCATATTTCAACCAGCCACTTAAATTATCATACTTTATCATTTTGCACCTCCTTTTTTGACGCCTCTAAATCTAACATCAACTGCTCTATCCTCATGGAAAGTTGAGTTTGTTCTATTCTGCACATCAATAAATGAAGGATTAGTATTTATCCTATGATTCTCTATTAGGCATTTTTTATGCATGAATATATTATCTTGTTCGCAGTAGAACACATCCTCTCTTATTTCTAATCCACATAACGCGCAGGAAATCCCATCTGCCTTCATCATTAGCATCATATCATATTTACCTAAGAATTTACCATTATAACTTATTCTCATATTCACATCCTTAGGTACGCCTGAGATTAGGTTTTTTGATTGGGTTTGTGCCATCCTTCTGCCTCCATTTGTTTATCTCCAAGTTTCTTATTTGCCTTATCTAGCAGTTTTTTTATTTTCTCTAATTCAGATGATAGTTTGGCATTCATTAATTTAAGCTTCTCTAATGGGTTTTTGGTGTCATCTAGTTTAATCTCACACCTCAACATAGACCTAAATAGGGCACTCATATTGATTTGTTTAGCTTTGGCTAATTGTATTGTTTCATCATCCACATAGAGTTGTAGTATTCGTTTACCCATGGGAATTATAAAGAAAGGTAGTTTATAAATATATGTATAGTTAGTTATATATATAGTGATAGATATTATGTATTTATTTTATCTCTCTCAATTCTCAATTCTCCATGTGCTCCATAGGAAACGATGTTCCATAGGAAACATAGGAAGGCATAGGAAATGGGCACGTTTCCAGTGGAAACGTCTCCCTTTTTAATAACCGCCAACTTAATAACCGCCAACAGAAGCTTTTATATAGTTTAAGCACGTTGTGAGAACATCTTCGACAACCTCACAACGTATTAAACATCTCTTGCTTGTTGGCGGTACAGCCCCTCTACCTACGTATTTCAGGGGGTACAGCCCTTCCCCTCCCCTCCCCTCCCCTTGTGCTGTGTCTGACTCCACAGGAAGCCTCAGCTTCCTCTGGAGGAGTGCT